GCTACGCCACAGGTGAACCGTTTTAATGGTGCTCTTAAGGCGCTCGAAAAGACTTGGCGTAGTTTAGGTGCATTAGCAAGGGGAGCGAATTATGTCTTGCCGTTTAGAGGGTTAGGTTCCACAATAGGCGGCGTCAAAAAGAAAATGGATAACCTCTTTAGTTCGCTTAAGAGGATTGCGTTCTACCGTGCTATCCGTACATTCATTAAGAACATAACCGAGGGGTTCAAGATCGGTACTCAAAACCTGTATTACTATTCACAGGCGGTAGGTACTAAGTTCGCCCCCGCTATGGAATTGTTGGCAACTGACTTACTGTATCTCAGGAACAGTATCGGTGCGGCGGCAAGCCCGCTTATAGAAAAGTTGGCACCTGCCGTTGATTATGCAACCGACAGGATTGTTGACATGATTAACGTCGTTAATCAGCTTATGGCAAAACTGACAGGTAAGAGTCAGTGGACTAAGGCTCTTAAGTACCCTGCAGAGTATGCCGAGGCGACAAAGAACAGTGCTAAGGCGGCTAAGGACTACCTGTTAGAGTTTGACGAACTTCACGTCCTTGATGATAACAGTGGTGGTCGTGGTGCAGATGCACTTGACTATTCCCGTATGTTCGAGGAAAAGGACCTTGATAGGTCGTTCGTTACTTGGGTAGACGACTTCAAGGACGCTATCGCTAACGGTGATTGGTATGGTGCAGGTGAAATACTTGGCGATAAGATAGACGATGCTATCAAGAGTATTGACGGAACGGCTTTGGCGTATGACCTGACGGATAAGGTAAACGATATAGTAGATCTTAGCCGTGGAATGTTAGACCGCCTTGACACTACTTCCTATGGTTGGGGACTTGCCAATTTCCTTAATGATTGCATAAGCAACATAGACGAATATGACTTAGGTGACTTAATGGGCACAAAGGTACAGAAGATCATCGACTTTGCCTTTGGCTTTGCCTATGGTTTTAATTGGGAAGGTGCAGGACTTGGTATAAATGACTTCCTTGAGGGCTATTTTGAGGCTATTAACGGTGAAGAGTTAGGGTCTACCGCAAGTGGACTGTACAACGGAGTCCTTACTACGCTCAAGACAGTATTTACTAATATGAAACTGTCTGACGATATCTCTACCGATATCGCAGGGTTCTTCAATGGCATAGATTGGGAAGATACGATATACAATACCCTGACGACCGCAGGTTCACTCTTGCATTGGTTATCAACTACGTTTGTAGATACCATAGACAAGATCGAGTGGTCGGACGTTGCGTCAGCAATGGGAAGAGGCTTTAAGAAAGCGGTAGCCGAGATCCCGTGGGACGAAATTTGGGACAACATTAACACGCTGTTTAATGCGGCTGCCGACTTCACATTCGATATGACTCAAGAGTGGGGCTTTAATATTGGTAAGCATCTCTCCATTGCCTTGAATAACGGTTATTACGATTGGCATACAGGTGAGTGGGTAGACCTTACTTCACAACTTTATGATGAAGCGGGACAGTATCAGCCTCAGACACTTGACGCTATCTTATCAGGTGATGTTACATCCGTTCCTGGTGCATTATTCCAGGACGCCTCACATATACTTGATTACTTTACAGGTCCGTCAGCCTTTGGGTTCTATAACTCTGACGATGCTAACGACTATTGGCTTGCTCAAGTGGGTGACGCTATACAGGATATGGGAGACTCCTTCGACATTTGGACAACTCATGCAGGGATTGGTGGTACATGGAATGCTCAAGAGGGTGGACTGTTTACGACAGATGCCATAGACGACTTGCTTGAAAGATTAGGACTGTCAGGACTTCCGAGGGATGAGTGGGAAAACATCGCAGAGGGCATCTTAAGCGGTTCACTTGGTGCACCTTCGGGGGTTACGCTGTCTACTGAGGATATGGCACTATTACAGGCTCTTCTTGATAAGACGGACACTACTATTAAGGGTGGTTCAAGGACGGTTAAGACCGCTACTAAGTCGTGGAACGGATATAAGACAGCCCTTGATGATGCTAAGGATAGTGCTAAGGCATTAACAGGCGAAACAGGTACACTTGACACAGCCGTTACAACAATGTCCGAGGATATAGTAAGTCCTCTTACTAACTTCAAGAATACGTTTAACGGTGCTAAGGATAGTGCTTCGAGGGCTATCAACGATACTAAGACTAACTTTGTTAATGGCGTAAACGGTATGAATACGGCACTTGTAACACCCCTGTCTACGCTTAAGAGTAGTGTTACAGGCACGTTCAAGGACATTAAGAAAGGTGCGGTCGGAGCTATCAAGGACACGAATACCGAACTGACAACGCCTTTGGATAACGTCAAGAACAAGATCGTTACAGCGTTCAAGAACACCAATACGGAACTTAACACGCCTATAACGAATATCCGTAAGCGTGGCACTAATGCTATCAACGGTACTATAACCGATATAGCAACGCCTTTGACTAATCTTAAGAATAAGATAGTCAATTCCTATAAGGACACAAATAAGGATCTGAATGCGCCTGTATCCGCTATCAGGAAGCAAGCACCTGACGCTATTAACAACTCTAATAATGACCTTACAAGCCCTTTGGCTACGTTTAAGGACGCAATAGTAAACGGGTTTATGGCTATCCCTAAGATGCTGAGGGATCAGGACTTTGTAGGCAATGCAACAGGGCTGTGGAGAGACGTTAAGAATAACATTATCCCTATCGGGAATAGTATCCTGACGGCAGGTGAGTTAATTGCTAACGGTATAAATGCCGCATTTACCAATTTGAGCAACAAGATCGGCGGTTATACGCTGTCATTGCCTAAAGAGTTTGGCGGTGGAACTATCAGATTTAACTTCCCTAAGTCATCAGACATAACAGTTCCGAGAATACCTGCAATGGCTCAGGGTGGCTTAGTAACAAGTCCTACGACAGCACTTATCGGTGAAGCAGGACGTGAGGCTGTTATGCCCCTGGACAACAACACAGAATGGATGGATATGTTGGCAAGTAGGCTTGTAGTCGGAATGTCTGGCGCAACAATGTATGACAACAACGATAGACCGATACAGGTACACGTCACGCTTGACGGTAGAGAGATTTATCAAAATCAGGAAAAAGTAAGACGTTCAATCGGTTATAATGTAGGTGGAGGTGCGTTTGCATGAGTATCTATGTAAAAGGCAAGTTTGCTTCACTTAATAACTTAGACGTTCCGATGCCTAAGTTAGAGAGTGGTACGCAACAGCGAGTAACACTTGTTGACAGTGCAAGAACGGCTGACGGAGTGCTGAGGGCACAAAAGATTGGTCGAGATCAGAGTAAGGTACAGATGACGTGGGCAGCTATGTCTCCCGAAGAGTGGTCAACTATCTTACAGTTCTTTGACGCTAACTTTTACTTTCAGTTTACTTATATGGATATGGTAACTAACAGTTGGCAGACACATAAGTTCTACATAGGCGACAGGGAGGCTACACCGTACTTTGTAAACCCTGTTACGGGCAAGCCGAAGTTCTACAAAGATTGTAGTGCAAACGTAATTGATTGTGGAGAGGTAAACAACTAATGATTGGTGCGCCTTTAAGAAAGTTTTGGCAGGACGCTATGGATGAACTTGTCCGTCCTCAGATTGATGTTAAGTTGAACTTCTCTAAGGGGGGCAGTTCGGCACAGACATATAATTCGTCATGGCGTCAATCCAATACAAGTGCATTGCCTCAAAATATAGGTGGAAAGTGTTATGCTTATGCCAATCAACTTAACGGGAATGGGTTTAGATTAGGGGATGCAAGGTGTTTGTTGAATAATGATAGCGGTCAGTACCTTACCACATGCCCTAATAATTCCGCCTCAGAATCCATAGTTTCTGATAGCACAGAACAGGTATTGTGTTTGATAACACCTTCAATCTCGGCGAACGGAAGAACAGCGTTCAAATTCCTTTTTTGGAACTTAAAGGACATTGATTTGAAGATTGAGGCATTAGATGCGGTGAATTTAACAGCAAATGTTATTGATACCGCAAATGTAAATGTTCACTTTGATAATTATGTTGAAGAGTGTATTGCTGACGTAGATTATAAAACCCTTTTCCCTTCTTGGGATTCTGCGACGTATAAGGCTATGAAAGTGTCTTATACAATCCCGTCAGGCGATAGGTTGTTATTGTGCGGTTGTTTTTCGCCTTCGGATTTCTACTTTACATTTGAAACGGCTGATATAGTCAAGATCGAATACAATCAGGAAGTTGACTTGCTTTCGTTAAGTGTACCGTCTCAGGAAATGAGAGTTACCATATATGACGAGAATAGTATATTCGACCCTACAAATCCTGATGGTTATTATGATGATTTTGTTAATGGTATGCAATTAAATCATTTTATCGGGGTGGAAGGAGCATATCTCAGGACTTTGACGTTGTATTCAACAAGCGAAGTATCTTACGCTAAACATCAACTTACCATAGATTTTAACACTAAATTACAGACAGATACGACAACTGACTACATTCAAGGGATAAGTAATAGTGCGGTAGCTGATACTGACTTAGCGGAGAAAAACGCATGGGATGGTAATTGGTATTTATCTCACAACATAAATACAACGGCAGGGATGGCGGAAAGAACCTGGCAGGGTGAATTAAAACAACTTAGGGCTAATAGCGTGGGCGCAATGATATTGTACAACAAGACATATTACCCTACGCAAGAGCTATTTGCTATGCCTATAAATGATATCCCTAACCCGTCTTTCTACTATAAGATAAGTGCAAGAGACCTTAAAGGCACTTACGCAACGATAGAGAAAAAACCGTTACTTGGCACAATCAAAATTGCTAAGTATCGTTATTATGTATCTTCCGCGACCAAACATACAACAGTAACCGCAAAGGCTGATGATAGTAAGCGTCGTGTTATATTTACTTTGCCTGAATGGAGTAGGCAATATTGCACTATTACTAACGATTGGGTTTCAGGGGTTGCATTGGATGACGGATCAACTGTACTGCCTCAATATTGGAATACTATTATTGATAAAGACAATGTAAGCATTATTGCTTTTTTTGGTGTTGATGTGCAGTCAGGGACATTTATAGGTGATTTTGCTATTTGGGCGCAAGAAATGATAGAGACTGTTTCCGAAACCGTCAATGACAATGGGGAGGAGTGTTATATAGACAATCCTTTGGTTACTACTGACGAGCAGGTACAGGCTATTATAGACAATGTAAAAACAGCATACGAGCGTAGGGAAGTTTATAACGCACAGTGGGCGCAGGATTGGAACATCGAATTGGGTGATGTAATCTACCTCGACACACAGTTTGAAAGTAATGTAAAATGTGTAGTAACAGGCTTGAAGTTTTCTTATCCTGGACTGTGGGGAGAGATCACAATGAGGAGGTTAGGTTAATGGCATTTACTTACACCAAAACCGATTGGGCTAACGGCGACTTTTTCGATTATGTGCACTATAACCGTATAATCGACAACCTTGACTATCTCAAAAATCAGTTCACGGCTTTTACTTGGGACTTCAACCCTACACTCAATTCTAAGACAATAAATGACTATTTGACCTATCAGGAGCACGACGACTGTACCGAATTGGCAAAGCGTTTGTTATTCTCTTACATCAAGAGGGATGATGACTTCGCATTCCGTTCTAATGCGGTTGCAGGACATCCTGTATGGGATGCTTTGGAACTTAACAGTATTGAACAAGCCTGTCAGGACGCATACGACAAACTACAAGAGGGAGTTACGCTCTATTATCATAAGCATTCTACGCTTGCTGCATGCACTCACGAAGAGTTAGGGTACTATGTTCACGGTTCACTGTATCACGGCTATATCGAGGGCGTAGACGTTCCGTCCGAGTGGGACTATGAGTTGTACAACTATGATTGTGACGGTACGCTTGCCACTTGGATAAGAGACGACAGTTTTGAAATATTCAACGATACGAACTCGCCTAAGGATTGGGAAATGGTTATCAGTGGTAATACTACTAAGACAGCCGCGAACGGCACTGCAATAGGTGCTATCGGTATCAATCCTAACACTCAGTCTGGTAGCCGTAACTGTTTTATCGAAGTAGGCTTAAGACCTACGGGACTGTATCTGTATAGGACGGGTGACTTGAGTGGTACGCATAATCAGGTATTCCCCTGTACCGTAATGGATAAGGAGATAAAGATAGTCAAGACAAATCAGACTATCGACTTCTATGTAGAGGGTGTGCTTATCAACACGTTTACGATCACAAGAGCACTAAACAATATGGAAGTAGGCGACAGGGCTATACTTCATGTAGGCGGCTGGAAAGGCACAGGCGGTACTTACTACTTCGACGGACACATAAACTACTTTAAGTTCAAGTATACATCATAAGGAGGAAAAACAATGGCAACAACAACCCCTAATTATGGCTTAACAAAGCCCGACTTATCCGAACTGTACGACATTGGCGTTCAGAATACCAACATGGATTTGGTAGACACGCAAATGAAGCAGAATGCGGATGATATAGACGATATGTCATATCACGCAGGGGACACATTAGACCTTACGCCTGGTGTGTTTGCAGGACGTTTAGGTAGTGACCGAAAGACAATTCATTTTATTATTCCCCTTACTAAGCCTTTTGGTTCGGATGTAACAGGTTTTTCCTTGCCTGGGAATTTTACTATTTTTCATTCCTCAGGCGGTATTATGCAGGATACTAAGGTGTTATCCACAGTAGGCACAGTTGCGTTTTACAATAGAGGAAGAAGCTACGGATTAGGTGTAAGGCTTGTACTTACTACTGTATCTTCCATGACAGCAAATAGACCTGTATGTCTTTACGCTAACGCAGGGTGTACACTTGTGTTATCATAATCATAAAGGAGGTATCGGACTATGACAAAGAAGTTTTGGAAAGCGACAGCAATTAGAGCACTCAGGACAGTAGCGCAGACAGCGGTGGCTACTATCGGTACAAGTGCTGTTCTTACAGACGTGAATTGGGGGCTTGTTATCAGTGCGAGCGTTCTTAGTGGTATCCTGTCAGTTCTTACCTCAATCTCAACGGGCTTGCCCGAAGTGGAGGCAAAATAAATGAATCCGTGGAACTTGATACCGTGGGGCATATCCGCTGCTTCACTTGCAATAGCAATATTCACTTACGCTAACAATAACCGTAAGGGACTTAAGGACGCTGTAACAGAGAGAGAAAGCCGACTTAATCACATCAACGAGGGCTTACTCAAAGCCAATATGAAGTTGGATGCCGTATGTGCTACAACTAATGAGACACGGACGGATGTCAAAGCATTGAACACTTCACTAAGCGAGATAGACAAGAGAGTATCCGTTATTGAACGTGATATGCAGACAGCATTTATGCGAATAGATGAACTCAAAGAGGGGAAAGCAGACAAATGATATCTAACAGCGGTTCAGACGAAAACGGCAGGTATCACGGAGGTAAGGCAGGAGATCAGACAGGCGGTGAGTGGCGCATACGCACTTGGTATAATCGCCCCTGGAATTGCGTTTTAAGACACCCTAACGCTGACGTAAGGAATTTACTTACGGAAATGTCTACCGAGGCTGCAAACAACGATATGGTAGGCTACGACCAATGGCAAAGGAACACCTATTGGGACGCATTAGTTAAGGCGCATTATATCCCGAAGAACATAACGACCGCTTGTGAGGCTGATTGTTCCGCAGGCGTTATGTCTAACGTCAAGGGCATAGGCTATCGCTTAGGCATTAAGGAATTACAGAATGTCCCGATAACGACTACTAACTATATGAGGTCAGAACTCAAGAAAGCAGGGTTCGAGGTTCTTACGGATAAGAAGTACCTGAAATCGGATGAATACTTACTTCCTGGAGATATTCTATTGAACGACAAGAGCCACACGGCTGTTAATGTATCCCGTGGTGCTAAAGCTGTTAATTTGGATAAGATCACAGAGTTTGTAAGACGGTTTTACGGGATGGTTCTTAACCGCACACCCGATAAAGAGGGATTAACTTATTGGGTAGAGAGAATAGCCAATAAGAAGAATACACCGTCTCAGGTTGCGTATGGGTTCTTCTTTTCCAAAGAATTACTGTCTCAAAACTTGAGCGATGAGACGTATGTAACTAAACTGTATTTGGCTATGTTAGGCAGACAGCCCGATGCGGTAGGCTTTCAGTTCTGGGTATCTACCCTTAAGAACGGTAAAGACCGTAAATCTGTCTTTGAGGGATTTGCTAATAGTCAGGAATTTAACACTCTTGTAACGTCATACAGCATTAGTTGATATAATGAGGATATACAGGCACAATAAGACCTTTAACAGCCTTGGAGGTGCGTATGAGCGAGAATAATGACAATATCGTAATGAGTAGGTACGCATTCGAGCGAATGCAGTCCAAAGATGAACGTAACGATAAGTGGCGCAATATCATTATTATATTGCTCATTATCCTGTTAGTCGTTACAAACGGAATGTGGCTTATAGCATGGAATAACTATTACGTTGAAACAGAGACAGAGACTTACGAGGTTGCGTTTGATGCGGATGACGGCAGTAATGCTAACTACATAGGGGAGGACGGTGTTATAAACAAAGTCAGCGACGATCAGAGTAACGAGACGTAGGCGTAGACGTAGGGTGAGGCGTAGATAAGTGCTTATTTTGGATGACGTAACAAATGAAGATATTGAGCGCGCTATTGACTCTTTTATCCATAGTGAACGCGATAGGCGAGTATTAAAGCGACGGCTCATTGACGGTATTTGTTATGAACCCTTAAGCGAAGAGTTCCAAATGTCAGTCAGGCAGATAAAGAACATTGTCTATAAGGCAGAACAAAAACTGTTTAAGCACTTATAACCTTACATTGCACGATAATAGCACGATAATTGCACCTTGACTTCATCGTCAAGGTGTTTTTGTTTTGCGACAATATCGAGTTGGCAGGGGCTTGCAGTTCCTGTGTTTAATACGTTTGGCAATATGCCGATGAATAACAACCTTATCCAACAGTATAAACAGTTCAGAAGTATGGTTAGTGGCGATCCTAAGCAACAGGTACAACAGATGCTTAACAGTGGTCAGTTAAGCCAACAGCGGTTCAACGAATTGATGAACACAGCCGAACAGTTACAACGGATGATGCGATAGGGGACAAAGTAATCCCCTGAGGGGAAGGTTGATGCAAGCCTCAGGGGAACTTCACAGGAGTTGTCGTTGCTATTATGTAGCAAGCACTTTTATTTTACTTAATTTTTCTTTTTCTTGCAAGAACTGAAAATAAATAATCACAAAAAGGAGATTTAACACATGAGTTTGACGACAAACGACATGAGCGCAGCAGATATTGCGGCTGTATGTGGAAACAACAGAGGCGGAGACGGCTTCGGTTGGGGCGGTGACGGTATCTGGTTCTTAATCCTCTTCCTTGCTCTTATCGGTAATGGCGGCTGGGGTAACAATGGCGGGTTTGACGGAAGAGGGGGCTTGACGGTCCCCTCTTCTTTTGGTAATATCCTATTGCCCAATAATTGATTTATAACCCCCGATTACTTCCCTCCACGGATGAACCTGCGGGGGTTATAATTTTGCCCTCATATTGACATTGTGAATTTCAGTGTTGACAGAAAAACAATGTAAATGTACAATAATGGTAGTTCATAGATTGGAGGGAGGCAAATGGCAATTTATCCATGTAGAGGCTGTAAGTATTTCAAGGAATGAGGCGATAATATGCGAACCGTACCTTGTAATGGTAGAGAAACAAAAGGAAGGAGGCGAGCAGATGCAGTTTCACGAAAGAGTCAGAAAGCACCTCAAGGACAACGGCATTAGTCAGCGTTGGTTGGCTAATAAGACGGGACTCAATCCGCAGACATTATGGCGTTGGGTACAGGGACAGCGAAAGATGCCCGTAGAGGCAGCAATCAAGATCAGCAAGGCACTTAATTTGCCTATCATCGAAGAGGAGGACAACTAATGAAACTTGAGTTCAGAGAGTTAAGGGCAGACGAGATTGACTGCCGAGTAGGGATGTGTAGACCGAACGGGTGCACACTGTTGCTTTACAAGGACGCCAGGTGCGATATGAATATCCTTGACGAAAGCGTAGGTGCTATGAATTGGCAGAGAAAGCACACAAGAGATAATGCTAACTGTATTGTTTCCATTTGGGACGATGATAAGAAGCAGTGGATTGAGAAAGAGGATACAGGAACAGAGAGCAATACTGAGGCTGAAAAGGGACTTGCGTCTGACAGTTTCAAGAGAGCTTGCTTCAACTGGGGTATCGGTAGAGAACTGTACACAGCCCCGTTCATTTGGATACCGTCAGACAAGTACGAGAAGAACGACAAAAATCAGCCTAAGGTTGGGTTCATTGTAACGGGAATGACGGTCAAGGACAGAAAGATCATTTATCTGTCTATTGCCAATGCAAGAACTAAGGAAGTAGTCTACACATACGGAACTAAGCCTGAGGCAAAACCTGAGAAAGCACCTGTTAAGAAAGCCCCCGCAAAGAAAACTATCGCGGAGACAGCACCTACAAAACCTACGGCTGACATTCCTGAAATGTCTAAGGACGAGGCAAGGCAGATGCTTATTGACTACTGTTCTGCCAACGGTGTAAATATTCGTGAAGTAGGGCACATGTGCAACCTGAATAAGAATAGCACGGCAGACGACTTTGTGGACGCTTTGGCACTTGCTCAGGGCATGGCAACAGGTAGCATTAACAAGGAGGCAAACGCATAATGCAAGACACTGTAAGTGTAGATCGTAACCGATACATCGGAGGCTCAGATATCCCTGCGATTATGAATATCAGCCCCTTTAAGAAGAGATTTGATTTGCTCATGGAAAAGGCAGGACTGAGAGAAAGTGACTTTAAGGGCAATGCCTATACGGAATTCGGGAACACCCTTGAGCCTAAGATCAGAGAGTATATCAACCGTGAGTACAAGAAGAACTTTGTCGAGGGGAAGCACTTTCACCCACTGTATATTAACGGTGTAGAGTGCGAGGATATCTCTTGTAGATGCCACACGGACGGAGAAACAAGAAGCACGATACTTGAGATTAAGACAACAAGCATTGAGGACTTTGCTTGTCCTGTATCTTCCTATCCTGATTATTTGGTTCAGTTGCTTTACTATATGCACATGAACGGCAGAAAGAATGGAATGCTTGCTATCTATGACCGCCCTGACGATATGGACACTGAGTTTGACGAAAACAGGCTCATTGTTTACAAGATCAAGTTAGAGGACTATACAGACAAGGTTAATGAGATAGTGGCAGCCGTAGAAAAGTTCCTTATTGATTTGGAACAGGTCAAGGCTAATCCCTCACTTGCGGAAGAGGACTTATTACCCGTAGCGGTACAGGATATCTCAAACAAGATGCTGAGGCTTGAAGAACAGCTTTTCTTATTCAAAGAGGTAGAGAAAGCCTACGAGAGCGAGAAAGCGAAGTTGTTACAGGCAATGCGTGATAACGGTATCCGCTCATGGAAAACGAAAAGCGGTATCAGTATAACAGCAGTCCCTGCCGTAGAACCGAGGATTGACTATAAGACAGTTTTCAATACTGAGGCGTTCAAGGCAAAACACCCGAAGTTGTACAAGAAATTTACGGAAGATGAAGAAGTAAGGATCAACGGCAAGAAAGCCTACCTTACAATAAGACACCCAAAGGAGAAATGATATGAATTGTGTAGTAATGACAGGAAGAGTAGTACAGGATTTGACCCTTAAGAAAACGGCTAACAGTCAGTATTGCCGTTTCCGCATAGCAGTAGACAGGCGACTTAAGAGGAACGAGAGCGACTATTTCACTTGCGTAATATGGGGCAAGGGTGCTGAGGCATTAGTCAATCACTCTTATAAGGGAGCGAAGATATCTATTAGCGGTAGCCTTGTAACAAGCGAATACGTTGACCAGAACGACGTTAAGAGGATTGATTACGAGATCGTTGTACAGGACTTTGATATCCTTGACTTTAAGACAAAGGAAATGAGAAACCCTGTAACAGAAGAGGCTCACGAAATCGCACAACAGCCCGATATATCGCAGATAAGTACAGATGACTTAGAGGATATGGGCTTGCCGTTCGAGTTCTGAGGTAAATATGAACCCAATAATGATGCTTTTGAATATTGACCCACCTACGATTACGGCACAGCAAAAGGGTGTAAGAGTAGTTCACGGTAGACCGTTCTTCTACGAGAAACACGAAGTCACTCAAGCCAGACGTACTATCGAGTGGGCAATGAAAAAATACGTTCCTGACGAACCGATAGAGACACCCGTAAGGCTGACAGTAAAGTTGGGCATTCCGACTAAGGATAAGAGAAAGATCAGGAAAGGGTGGAAAGACACCCGACCTGATTTGGATAATATGCTCAAATTGATGCTGGACTGTTTAACCGAAATGAGTTTCCTTAAGGACGATGCCTTGATAGTTCAGTTGGTAGCGGAAAAGAAGTGGGCAGAGAACGGATACATATTTATCGTAATGGAGGACGCATAATGAAGTTATAACTTCATTATGATGGTAGGTGAGTAAATATGTTGGATTTTGGTTTTTACAATATGGACTGTATGGAAGGTATGAAACAGTTCCCTGATAACTGCTTTGACTTGGCTATCGTAGATCCACCTTACGGTGATGTAACACAAGGCGGTTATATGCAGAATAAAGGAAGAATTAACGACAAAAAAGCTGATATGAAAAACTATCACTTGGGATTATGGGGGCAGAATCAGTCTACAAAAGAATACTACATCATAACTAATACAAGGTGGTTCACGCTGTGGGCTGCCTTGTTCTTTTTTTGAAAAAGTGATCGGCGCGCGTCAACAATTGTGGTATAATAGTAAGATACAAGTAGAAAGGAAAGATAGTTATGAAGGGTGTATCTCTATTTGCAAGTGCAGGGATTGGCGAGTTAAGAGTGCATAAGGATAAAGTGTCTGTAATCGCTGCTAATGAACTTGTCAAGCAGAGAGCCGAGTGTTATTCTTTCTTCTATCCTGAAACAAGAATGATATGCGGTGATATAACAGACGATGAAATCAAGAATGAGGTAATCAAAATTGCTAACGAAAGTAAAGCCGAACTACTTATTGCAACCCCACCGTGTCAAGGTTTAAGCACACTCGGAAAGAATAAGGGACAACAACAATATGAAAAGGATCGTCGTAACTTTCTTATCCTTGAAGCACTTGATGTAATCGATGCCTGTGACTTCAATTATGTGTTGATAGAAAATGTTCCGAAATTCATAGAAATGCTTTTCCCTTATGAGGATAGCTATTACACACTTGAACAAATATTACGGTCAAAGTATAGCGAAATTTACAATATTGAGATCAAAGTGCTTAATGCAAAAGACTATGGCATAGCACAATCAAGACCTCGTGCTATCATTAAGATGTGGAAAAAAGAGTTGCACTGGGCTTGGCCGCAAGCAGAAAAAGAAATAACACTTAAAGAAGCTATCGGTCACTTACCCTCGTTGGAGCCAGGTGAAGATTCAGGTATCAAATGGCACTTTGCAAAGCCACAAAACCCCAGAGCAGTATTAGCAATGCGACATACTGAACCAGGAAAAAGTGCTATTGCAAATGAGGTTTATTATCCTAAAAAAGAAGATGGCACCAGAATTAAGGGCTTTCACAACACCTTTAAGCGAATGGTTTGGAATCAGCCTTGTCCAGCTCGGACAACATACTGTGGAAGTATAAGCTCCCACAATAATGTACACCCAGGATATTTGCAGGCAGACGGGACATATTCCGATCCGAGAGTGCTTACACTACTTGAAACATTTATTGTTTCGTCTATACCAGAGGATATTGGTTTTCCCGAAGGCTCTACTGATACATTTATTCGCACGATTATCGGTGAAGCAATTCCTCCACACCTTATGGAAAGAATAATAGAATTGATAGGAGTTGAAGAAAATGCCCATAATGGTTGAACGTGAAAAGTGGATACTCTATAAGCACACAAATAGCTATATGTTTTGGTGAAAGCCAAAATGATATTAACGTCAGTACAATGAATAAGAATCTAAAAGCATGGTATGATCGCAGAAAACAAATGGAAGCGGATATTCTGGAAGCTTCTTCTGAAGAAGAAAAGAAGCGTATAATCCATGAATACCATATGTGGGAGTGGAATTTTCCTCACTCTATGGATGAGAATGCTCCGTCTAAATCTGAAAGAGCTGCAAAAGAGCGTGTTGCACATGAGTTGGAAAAAATGCTAAATAAATCGATAGATTAAATAATTAGAAAACAAGGAGCAAGTAAAATGAAACCGATGATTAAATACCGTGGTGGTAAATCAAGAGAAATTCCGAGTTTTGAAAAGTATATACCACGAAATTATGACTGTTATTATGAACCATTTTTAGGTGGCGGTGCTGTCTATTTTTATTTAGAACCACCAAAGGCTGTTATTAACGATATAAATGCTGATGTGGCAGGTTTTTATATGGATGTTCAAAAACAGTATGATGAAATGAGAGTACAGCTTGACGAATTACAAAGAGTTTATGAAAAAAATCAAGCTGACTATAAGGAATTAAAATCCAAAACACCAGAATTAAGGGTTGAGAATCGCAATGAGGAATTATATTACAGGATGAGAGATATGTTTAATAGTAAAATCTCTAAAGAGTATTTGGATTCTGTAATATATTACTTTATAAATAAAACAGCATATTCAGGAATGATAAGATACAATTCTTTAGGGGAATATAACGTACCTTATGGAAGATATGCCAATTTTAATACAAATATTATTACGAGAGAGCACAGCGAATTACTGAAGAATACAGAGATTCTTTGTGGCGATTATTCAGTTGCTTTTGAGAAGGCTACATCAAAGGATTTTATGTTTTTAGATCCTCCTTATGACTGTGTATTTAGCGATTATGGGAATCTTGAATTTGCAGAGGGCTTTAATGAAGATGAACATAGACGTTTGGCAAATGATTTCAAGAACCTTGAATGTAAAGCACTGATGGTAATAGGTAAAACACCACTTACAGAAGAATTATATGGTGAATATATTAGAGATGAATACTTTAAATCATATGCTGTTAATATAAGAAATAGGTTTAAATCAGATTCAAAGCATATTATTGCGATGAATTATAAGGAGGAAGAGTAGCATGGGAAGTATAGGAGGAAGGGTTTTATTTTTTGTGACATCGCCAAGAAGCCCTATGAAGATGCTTCCGGAAATAAAATTGTTAACTGATACTTTGACGAACTTTTTAGAGTGTCAAAAAATTCTGTGATATGGGGGGGGATTACTTTGTAAAGGAAATAGGAAAAGATTCTCAATGTTGGCTTGTTTGGAATAAAAAGCGTGCTCCTGGGACTACATACGCTGACGCTGTATTAGCATTCCTTGTAGAGGTTAAGGCGGCGATTGAGAACGCTCCGACAGTTAATGATAAAGCCTATGCAACAGGATATGCCGCTGGCTCAAGGGAAGGCTACAAGAAAGGCATCGAAGATGCAAGACCAACAGGCGAGTGGATAAAACACAATTTCAACAATTTCGGTGCGTTGGGCGATTGGGATTATAGGTGTATAAATTGCAATGCTTTGTATGGTGGGCAATACAACTTCTGCCCTAACTGCGGAGCGAAGATGCAGAAGGAGGCTTCCCGATGAAGAAGAGACTAATTGACGCTGAGGCTTTTAAGAAGAGATTGTATGATGAATTTGCGAGGTGTGATGAATTAACGGTTGCTGATTTTATGCTACTGCTTAATGATGCACCGACAGTAGTACCTAAGTTTAATTCAGATGCGTTCTACGATGCTATAATCAAGTTCCGTGACGAAGAGATAAGGACGCTCAAGACACGACCTGAGATCAAAGAGGGGAACGACCACTATTGTAATACGCTGTCCCGACTGTTTGTCCTGGATAAATCTGACGGACGCATACACAGGATCGGTGACGAAAGGCACGACAGCCTTTGTGTAATGGGTGGGGAAATTCACTATCACAATATGCAGAACGGAGACGGTGGAACTACTGAGGACAAAGAGGAAAACGGCTATGTGATCCTTAAGACTATGGACGGTTGCTTAGGAAGTAAAGACTTGGCTGTCTACGGTTATGCGCCGGACGAAAGGTTCAAAGATCAGATAGAAAAGTATATCGCAGAACAGGAGAAAGAGGACGAAAATTGAAAATCGTTCTCAAATGTGCTATTGTGGCAGAAAGGAGGCTTTAAGCATGAGGAACTATTACAGTGATTATGTAGGGCACATGATGCGCCAATATATCAAACTGAAAGAAAGCCCTGCTGAGGAACTTTCAGAAACTACCACAATCAACATAGACATTTGCGAGACAGCACTTAAGCGTTTGCCTGATATTGAGCGCAAACTTCTGGAGTCTGTTTATTCGTCTGGTAAAAATCTCAAAGAGGGGATTGCTGTTACAGTCGAAGAGACAGGACTGAGGGAACGGACGCTTTGGGCAATCGTTAAGAACTTCGAGAAAGAGGTAGCGGACGAAAGGGGGCTGACATAATGGCAAGCAAGCGCGGAGGTATTCGCAAGGGATCCGTATCTGACCCTTTAGTAAACATAGAACCTGGGGACAATGCAAAGTTCCTGACAACGGCTATGGAAGTACAGGCAATCGGTAGAAAGAAAGCAAACTTCCTTGATGCTGAGGACGTAGAAAGTAGGATCGTCGCTTATTTCAAGCTAATGGCAGAACGGGATCAGAAACCGACTATGACGGGGCTGTCTATGGCTTTGGGCGTAGATCCTAAGATAATGCGTTCTATCCGAGACGACAAGCCGAGTCCGATAGGCGCAAGATTAGGATATACAAACAACGGTGCAAGTCCTGAGGTTAAGCAGCTCATTGCAACGGCTTGTAATATTATGACTTCCCTTTGGGAAGATTATATGCAGAACGGCAAGATCAACCCTGCAAGCGGTATCTTCTTGGGCAAGAACTTTTACGGAATGCGAGACGAGGTAGAACACGTTGTCAGCACTCCACACGACCCCGCCGATGATTACAGCGCTGACGATATCGCAAAGAGATATATCGCAGAAAGCAGCGATAATAAGACGAGCGGAATATCCGACGAGATCGACCCCTGGGACGATAACTTTGTCCCGCCTGATGACCCGTGGGACGATATTCCACCTGAGTAAACAAATCCATTCTTTCATACAACCTCTTACCACCACTAAGCGCTCCGTACCTACCGCGGGGCGTTTAGTATAGCCGTAAAATCGCCAGAATTGCCCCTGTTTTGTCGAGTAGCGGTGAAAACGAATACGGTATAGGAAAACGCGAGAAACGCAATACAGCGCAAATTAGACGGCATGAAAGATTTTTGATAGAAAGGGCGGGTATTTTGGGCAATAAAAAAGACCCCTGCCGAAGCAGGGGTCAATATATTGGAGGTTGCCTATTGTCTTAAAAATTACCGAATGTCGGTATAGTCGGTTCGAGATCGACGGGAACCGCCGTGAAGATCCTGTTAGACGGCAGGTAGATAGACACTCGAAAGGAATGTCCTTTGCCGTCGGTGTAGTAATTATCCCTGAAATTGCCCTGGCGGACAGAATAGATTAGCTGAAAACGATTGTTGCTCTTTTTGGGTTTCATTGTTGTTACCTCCTGTTTACTGTCCGAAGTGAGTTAATATGCGCTCTATTTCCTTTGCTACACGCCCGTTCCCAATATCGGTTGTAGTATCGGCATAGTAGGTGAAAGCAATCGGAGAAAGCCTTGCATATACCTTGTTGTTGATCCGCATTACCGCAGAAATGTTTTTCCCATAGTCTCCGATACCCGCATTGTATGGAACGATTAAAGCGTTATTAGCGCGTGACAGTTCCATGAACTGATTAAATGTTTTGAATGTGAGTTCCATTGTTATTACCTCCCGTTCTTAAGATCGTCCCTGAGTGCTTCGAGCGCCGCAATTACAGCGTTGATATTATCCCCCGTAGGTTCCATACAGAAACGCCCCAGAAAGTCATTTACAGTGCGGTCCCCCGCCTTGCGGTTCTCATAAATCTCAAATGCGCCTACCTGCTCATTATACTTTGCTGTCATCTTCATTTTCTTTTATCCCCCTTTTTGGTGAAGTTTTCGTAGTTGTTTAGCTGTATGTCATTCCTTTTGAGCCTGTCAGCAATGTCAGAAAGGACTATGTAGAAAGTCCGTTCCTGGTCCGTGTCGGCTGTCATTGCTTTGTTTTTGAGATCCCAAAGGGTCATACCGATGTTATACACAATGTCGGCGTTATTTTCGCAACGTGACATTGTAGCAAGGGCGGCTGCTATCTCGAATGCTTCCGTAGTTGTATCACGGTCACACAAGAATTGTACAAACTCTTCCTGGGTCATGTCAGATCACCTCCAACTTTGCGTAGTCCTTGAGATATACTAACATAATAACTAATTCTCCTTATCCATATTTTCATCTTTACGTTCGCCTATTCGTATAAGTTCTTCTATAACTCTATGATTTTCTGGAATCTGAACATATCCACATCTATATCCTTGAGTATCATGAAACCATACAGAATATAAATAATTTTTATATTTATCTACTACTTCGTAAAGGTTCCTGCATTCTTTGATAGTTGTTTTGTACTTCATTTTTTTGTACCTCCAATAATTGATATTTTTTTGAGTCGTTAATAACTCAATACGGCGCCCGCTCCGATCATAGCGGGCGCCCCGTTGGATTATTAACAATTTATTGTTTTTGTCTCATGTGGGATATACCACGGCAGGCGGCTGTAATTTTTTGTTTGTTCTACCCGCGACGGCTTACGATTATAATAAACGTCGAACGCGCCGTAAAAAGTCAATCAAGTGCTTGACAAATCAAAACTGATTGTGTATACTGGATAGTGTCAACCAGTTGATTGACTACCGCTTGAAAGGAGGAACAGAAATGGGTGCAAATGGGATGAGTTTCGGAAAGTACATTGAATCCATCCGTACTGCAAGAAGAAAATCGCTTCGGGAGACTGCGAAAGCTATCGGAGTATCTCCGCAGTTCTGCAGCGAGGTTGA